GCCAAAGCAAATCTCTTCCTTTCCGCTCTCTTCTCGGGACTCTCTGTCATTGTGAAACCACTCAAGTCGACGAAAGTCTTTAATAGGAACTGTTCGCCGCTACCCATCAGGCTTGCCAAACCCTTTGTTTTCAGTATCTTTACTATAAGTGGCCACGCCCAGATGTTATCTCCATATAGGCTGACAAGCTTATTATAACGGTTAATCCACCAATCACGATCATAACGTTCCGGAAACAGAATCCGTTGAACAGTCTCTTCAACAGGTCTACAAATCCGGCCCTTCACCCAATCATGACCAAGATAGTGCGGTGCGACCTTAGATCCGCCATAAACAAGTTTATCGAGGTTAAGTTTCATGCCAAAGTAGAATTTAGCATCTTTAACCATCTTTCCTACATTAATCTGAGAGACAAAGCCAGCGTAGCTGTCATCACCAAGTACTAACGCCTCAATAACATCCACATTCTGTTTGTATGACAAGAAGTGCATTGCAAGTAGGTTACCTACACTGCCAATTAATGAGGTAAAGAACGAACCAGAGGGTATCCCTCGGCGGCGACGACTATAGACGCGACCATCTGGCATTAAAATTCCACAACTAATAAAATAGCCGGTAATTTCATCCCATATGGCTTGATCTACCTCTGTGAAAAGCTTCCGAACTATACGGAAAGCTTCCATGATCAGCTTCGTTGGACAGAACGCATCCCACTTAGACCAGTCAAACGTACCAGCAACTGGCCACCACTCACTGCTCAACATTAAAGAACCCAATTCTGCCTTCCGATATCCAATGGTAATAGGAGTAACTGCGGAAAGTATCGCATCTATGGCAGGTCGTGCATACATAGCTTCGATTAATATTTGGGATAAAGGTAGCCCCCATACTAATCGCACTTTTGATTTTGGCTTACCGCCACCCATAGATGTTTGAGTCCTAAAGTATGCCACTGCAGGTTCGAGTTTCACACGTTTGCTAACGCGTTCACCTCTGGAATCCGCTCTTTCCTGTTCCACTATACGTTGGGCTTTTAGTAATTCGTCCGCGAATACAAGACGCTTAGGTAACATTTCGGGAAGACCTGAACTAGTTTCATGTTTGATAGCATCCCATAACCCTTCATCAAGTGGTAATGGTTTGACTGTACCAAACAAGTCTTTGAATTTGGATTCTACTTTGTTAACAGAACGTCGCCAGATTGCCCAATCTGCGGGATCATTAAAATTCCAAGTCGATGGGCCGTCGTAATTGCCGAGTGACTCATACAATAACTCGGGTTCATACTTCGAACGGGCGTACTCATCGCCAAGTGCAAAACCTTGCTGTTTGATGACATCCAGACACCAGTCTTGCTTAATAACACCGATCCGCCTAGAAACACTACGCGTATAGCGCTCTACATCTCCGTTGTAGAGTCGTCCGACAAGGGTGGAGTACCTTTGTCCGTCTGCGATTTCAGACTGCTCTTTTACCCTGGAGCTAGCAGCGACCCTCATTTGCATGAAAGTAAACACCTCCATCTCAGTGAGTCATGGTCGGGACTCAGAACCATTGCACCTCACGGCACAATCGAAAGCACTCGCTTTCAAAGATGATACATAGCAGCATCTTTCTTCAAGTTAAGGAATAACTTGGAAACCATAGTGACCACCTATGTCGATCCAGTATTTAGGACCTTTGCCGAAGCAGGTTATCAAGATGAGACCGTCAGCTCGTTGAGGCGTACAAGTACGTGACCACTAACGGTCATTACCTGGAACACTGTCTGGTTTTATGCCGAAGCAACCTCGTAGCGTGTTCTAGTTAAAT